GAGGGCCAGATCGATCCCGAAGGTCAAGGCTGGAACCGCAATCTCGACGAGCAGTTCGCGCGCCGGCGGGCGCAGGGTTTTCGGATCATCGAACTCGACAACCCTGATGCGTATGTCACGAGCGACATTATCGGTGCGCTCGATCGCATGTTCGCGTCCGGCATTCGGATGACGCTCGCGAAGAATGCCGCGCTGTGCTCGGAGCCGGCAACCTACCTACGCCATCCGACGGTGTGCGGCGTCATCGTCGAACGCAATTGCGGAACGCCAAACTTGATGCATCGAATCCGGGTCGAGGCTGGCAAGCCAGAGCTGCCGGTCTGGTTTGTGGCCTTTGGCAGCGGGCGCGATTGGGCGCATCGGATGGCCGACAAAGCGGCCGGCTATACCGAAATGTCGGTCACCTACTATGGCTTGGGCGAGTACGCGGGCGAGCGCGAGGAGCTTCTGGCGCCGACGCCTGCCGGTCCGCGCGTGGGCTGTCCCGATACGGTGATTGTCTGATCCTTCCATATCGGGCTTGTCGCAGGCGAGCCGCGAAGATGTCGCCGGCTCGCAGCAGCGCTGCTCGCACTTCCGCGCAATTCTTGCAGCTCATTCATATTCCTCTCGGGGCCATCTTTGAGGACTTCTGCCTGACATTCTCATATGCCGCCTGGATCTCTTCTTTGGTGGTGATGGTGCCGGCGACGATTGAGCTGGAGACATTCGCCTCGATGGCGAAGCAATTGTTTGCAAAATCCATTAACTCAGTATCCATCTGATCGATCTCTTTCTTCGACATCTTGACGAACTTCGGAGTGCCGGACGGAAGGCCATCGACGATCGGATAGAGCTTGGCGGTCATCGTCAACTCTTTCTTGGCAGCGTTGTGTGAGCCTGTGGTGTACATGGAGCGAACGTCGCGCGTTGTCGCCGTCGCGTGGAGTCCGTCCGATAAGACCATCCCGCCGTTCTCTATGCTGCTGCGTATCTGTGCCGAGTAGTCGTGCAGTCGCACATGCATCTCCTCGGGCGGGTACGGCGTGAAGATCCAGCCGCCGGGATTGTTTGGGTCCTTCTGCACCGTTCCATAGAAATCATCAGGCTGCGGTTGCAGCGGGGCGGTCGTAACCCCGGCAAGCTCCATCTGATAGTTGGTCATGTGCATGGGCTGACACATGAGCGGGCCTGCCGCCGGATCGGTGTACTCGATCCACACGTCCTCTGGGATCTCCATGCTGTTCTTGATGTAGACTACGTTTTCCATGGAGCTAGATCATCCAAATGGCCCGGTCGGCGGCGTGAAGTTGGCGGTGTATCGTGCGATGCCTTTCGAGATTCGAACCTCGTCCATGCGCCCAAACAGCGGATAGCTGCTATAATTGACAGAGGAGATTCCCATAACCGGTGCAAATGCCAAGGCCGTATAATTATTGGTATCGGCATAAGAGGGACCCTCTTGCATACCGTTAAGAAACAATCTTGTCACGGCTGCCGCACGAGCCACCGCCATATGAAACCACTTGCCGAGGGTGAGTACCGTCGTACCTTGTATCAGTTTCCCGCCGCCGGCGTTCCAAAGACTGATAGTCCCGGCAGGATCCACATAGACTATGATATTTGGAGCACCACCTAAATCTATCAGTATTTGATAATTACTACCCTGCCATCCCTGCACACGAAACCACAACTCAACTGTGAAGTCAGCGGTGCCAAAAGCATAATCCGCGCTGATTGCAGATGCACCATAGTAGCAGTTGGCTACCCCATTGAACCCAAGCGATGCCGTTCCAAACTTTACAAAGTCGGTAGCCAACGTCCCACTTCCACCTGCGGTCATTACATGGTTGCTGGCAGAACTGTCAGTGACCACATTTGACCCTGCCACTCCGTCGGCATGGAGCAACAACTTGGTGAAGCTGTCGTTGCCTCCAACCGAGGGACCGGTCACTGACCACTCACCGCTGGCCGTGAACGTGTGGATGGTGTTGCCGCCGGCAGTCGTGATGGTCCCGCCGGCGGCGACCATTGAGCCGGTGGGATAGGAAAGAATTACTACGCCTGCGCCGCCAGCACCGGCGGCGCCAGAGCCAGACCACGCGCCGCCGCCGCCGCCAGTGTTGGCCGCGCCGGGTGTGCTTGGCGCACCGCCGCCGCCGACTCCAGGGCTGGCACCGACTCCAGCCCCACCGCCTGCGTACGTCACAGATGCACCGGAGATGGAGGAGGCCAATCCAGCCCCTCCATTGGCAGCGCCTACTGCACCCGCACCGCCGCCGCTGCCGCCAGAGACAGTCGCATTATTGCCCTGTCCAGGGATGCCTGTGCCATTAGGACCAGAACCTGTACCTGCGCCAGCGCCGCCAGAGCCTCCATTGCCGCCAGCTACACCTGATGCCCCTCCGGCACCGAATCCACCGCCGGTCGCAGCGACCAAGGCGCCGACGGAAGAGTTTCCCCCATTGGTGCCACTACCTGCCGTGCCGCCACCGGCGCCTCCAGCCCCTACCGTGATCGTGTAGATGCCGGGTAGAAATACCTGAGAGCCGGTGAGCATCCCACCTGCGCCGGCGCCACCGCCGCCGCTCTGAGCGCCGCCGCCGCCGCCGCCGGCGACGACGAGATAGTTCACGCTCACTCCTGCTCCACGCCCGGCAAAAACAGGAATCAATCCCGGCAGCATGACGGATCAGCTCATGTTCGCGCTGAAGAAGCATTCAACTTCGGTCGTGCTCTTCACCACGTAGGAGACGATGTCCACCGCAGCAGCCGCCGCTGTCAGCGCGGGCTTGGTGCCGCCGCTGAACTTGTAGTGACCGCCCCACGTTGTGATCGTGCGTCCTCCGGTGCCATCTTGCACCAGATAGATGACACCCTTCTGGCCGATTTTGAGGTTGGTTGCATCGGCCAGGGTTCGACCAGTAGCGCCAAGCGTCCAGATGAAGTCGAACCCGGTAGAAAAATCCGGCGTAACCGTCGCCGCGTCAGTCAAGGTTTGCAGCGCCGCGGCTGCCCACACGTTGTTGGTGGACAGCAAGGCATTCGCCGAGTTGCCGGCATATTGCGCCGCCGTGGCCCACGCCATCCAACTCGGAGCAGCGGCAGCACCGTTGCCCACGTAAGACGTACCAGCCGCGCCGACGCCGATTGGAACGAGGATGCCAGAGCCATCGGTGTAGAAGTTTTTCCAGTTTCCCGGCGCCATCAACGAGCTGAGATTGCCGTCGATGATGGTGACGAGGTCAGTGCCGGCCAGCTCTTGAGTGACGCCGGCTCCCGCCGCGATGCGCCCCAGCACGCGGCTGGTGGCGCTTATGTTCTGGATCTGGGCATAGGTGATGCTGGCGGGGGGAATGTAGCCGGGAATGGCACCGATCGCGGATGTGACGAACGCGGTCGTGCTGATCGATGTGCTGTTGTCGCCGGCCAACGGCGTCACCGAAGCTGGATAAGGAGTCGTGCCAGTGAAGTGCGGAGAGGCCAGCGGGGCCAGCGGGGCCGTCGTAGTCTTCACGAACGCTGTAGTGGCGATTGTCCCGTCGTTGCTCGCGGGTGCCGGTGTCGGCGATGTGGGAAATGATGCCCCGACATTGGTAAGCGCTGGCGCAGCCAAGGGCGCGTAGGAACCAAGGGCATTCACGACGAATGCGGTCGTCGCGACCAAGGTAGTATTGTTGCCAACACCCGGAGTAGGCGCGGTCGTCGTACCAGTAAATGCCGTCGGCCCGGCCAGCAGCGCATAGGGCGCCAGCGCACTGGTCATGCTCGCCCAGGTCGCGTTGAAACGGACATAGTTCGTGCCGTCCGATGGCGCGTCTGCCTGTATCGGCGTTGCAGCCCATGTCGCATTCCTGCGCGCAAAGTAAGTGCCAGTGCTCGGCGCCTCCTCGATCCCGCCAGTGGTCCCACCGCCGCCGCCGGCAGCCGAGAGCACGCCAGAATCGAATGTGACATTTGCCCCGATCTCGACCGGCGACCAAGTGCCGGCGGCGCTGCGGTAGTACATAACGCCCGCACCAGTGGCAGCGGCGAGAGATGTCAGATCGGCGGCGAGCGGCTGGTAGCCCGCAGCATTCGTCTTGACGAACGCCGTGGTGGCAATAGTGCTGTCATATGTTCCCGGCGGCTGCGTCGGAGCTTGTGGATTTACGGTGAAAACCGGATTTTGAAGCGGCGCCAATAGGTTGGTGATAGTCTTGACGAATGCCGTAGTTGCAATCGAGCTGTCGAAACTCGTACTGGGCGGCGTCGAGGAAGCTGGATAAGGAGACGTGCCAGTGAAGTGCGGAGAGATCAGCGGCGCCAAGGTCAAATTAGCGTTGTAAACGAAGGCAGTAGTGGCGATCGATGGGCTGTTGTCGCCCAGATTCGGCGTGACGGCACTCGCATTTCCGGTGAAGTTAGGCGCGTTGATAGGCGCGAGCGGAGCAATAGCCCTTGCCACAAAAGCGGTAGTGGCGAGGTTCGCAGTATTATCGGCCGGTGGTTGAGTTGGCGCGTGAGGCGTGCCGGTGAAGATAGGAGATATCAGCGGAGCAAAAGAAGCCGTCACGAATGCCGTGGTCGCGATGCTCGTATCGTTGTCGCCGACCGCCGGCGTAGGTGCGCGCGGGTCGCCAAGAAAGACCGGATTGCTGATCGGCGCGAACGACGCCGTCACGAAGCCCGTGGTCGCGAGATGCGTAGAGTTGTCACCGACCGGCTGCGTCGGCGCGGTTGGATTGCCAGTCAGCGCTGTGTCGATCTTTGCAGCGTTGACGGCGGTGGTGGCGAACAGCGTCGTCGCAAGCGTGCTGTCGGCGGCGTGCGTCGTGCCCTGACCGGGCGTGAACAGCGAGGTCGGCACACCGCTGAAGATGGGAGAATCTATCGGTATTCCAGCACTAAAAGGTGGTCCAGGAATACCCTGCTGCCCCTGTATTCCTGGCTGACCTTGCAGCCCAGGCTGGCCCGTAACGTTAATGTTCCAAGCAGTATGCAGGCCGACACCGCTTACAAGATCGATCGCAACGGTGAGATTGGTTTCATCCCACGCGGTGACGACGCCTTCGATCCACGTGGTGGTCCCGGCGGTCGCATCGGCGGCGGCTGACCGCACGCGCATGCCGATGCGAAAGCCGATGTTGGCCTCGACGATCTGCCAGACGTAAGATGGAAACGGCGCCGGGCCGGGCGGGATGCTCAAGGCGGTCTCGCTCGTACCGGATATAATTTGGCCGCTCGGCGCATAGGGCGCCGCGACGACTATCGCACTCGGTTCTAAAGATGGTGTTATTGAAGTGATCATCTTGTGACGCCCTCAACGATGCTCAAATCAATCACAAGGCAACGGCGCGTGGATCCGTCTGCGGTCGCAACAACATCAGCGACATATGCCCCAGGCGCTCGTAAAAGCATGGTATCTACCGGAATGGCGAACAACAGAAAGCCGTAATTCGGGAACGCGCCCACCGACAGTGTGTGATCATCGGTCGAAGCCGTCATGACCACCTCGTGATCAGTGGCGCTCCTGCGGACATGCATATTGAAATCGATACCGCGCAGATCGAGCTGCTCTGGCGCAACGCCTAATGTCGGCGATCCTGTGCCGCCAACCTGAAACAGAACAGACTCGACCATGTCCTCGTTGTTGCCGGTGAGGATCGACATTTGGGTCAGCGGCAAGGCGAGGATGTTGGTCATGGAGTTCGATTACAGCGAGATCGGCGTGATCGGCGCCGGCCAATATTGATCATCACACACATTTAGAACGCCTTGTGTGATGATCGTTTGCTGTGCGGCGTTTACAGAATTGATGTATGCAAGACCTCTCTGAATCTCGGTGTATTGTGTTTGCGCCGCAGCCGGCCACGTACCTGGGTCCGTGCCATATTGGATCATGTTGTCCTGAACGATGAGTGCAGCAGCTCTCTGTTGTGATGCGGTGTAGCATTGCTCGACGCGCCGTGCGGCTTCTTGTGCGACGACGTTTGTCAAATCATTGACCCAAGTGCTGCTGAGCATTGGCGGCCACGGACCACTGACATACTGTGATTGGATGAACCGCAACAGAACTGAATTAGCTGGCAGCGTTGTCATGGGGACGATCTGTACATCATCATAAATAGCGTGGACCGCAGAGTCAGCCCCGGACACGGGAGGAGAATCAAGAACAAGTTGCATATGTTTGTTTCCTCATTGTTGTTAGACGAAGCTGATTGGAACATCCGGCGCGTAACCAATGTAAGCTCCGAGATTTCCTTGCGTGTTGTATGGCGCAGGCGTGATGTAAACAAAGCTGCTGCCCAGCACGTAGATAATGCCATTGGTATTACAATAGATGTCCCAGTAATTAGAAAGCGCGGTGCCGCCATAGAGCGCCACGATCGAGCCAAGACCAGCGGTGCACCCATAAGAACTTCCGTCGCAATGCATCTGTGGAACACCGTTGCCTGACGGAACCACATACACAACCGAAGCGGCACAAGTAGCGATCCCGGCACCGGCCGAATATTGACTAACCGGCCCGTGGCCAATCGAAACACCGCCTCTGTTGATGCGAATTTTCGATCCCTGATATGCCGAAAAGCCAGATTGCGTACAGCCGCATGCAAAACAGGTATCGAGACAATTGATCACACCGCCGTTGATGGCGTTGAACCCTTCACCCTCGCCCCATATGGCGACATTCTTGCAGGCGATTGTTCTTCCGTTGGCAAAGATGCCGGCCATTGCGTAGTGTCCGGGAGGAGTATTATCACCGGTGATCAGCACGTCCTGAATGATTGGCATGCCAGGACCGTCGTTAAAAACAGCGGCGGAATAGAACTGCGCCGCGTTTCCTATGTGCGCCTGAGTGTTTTGAATCTCCGTGCCGTATCGCGAACGCAACATCGTGATATTGTTGGAAGAGTCTGAAGTACGAGAGCCGTAACCGTTCATGGTGAAATTGCCATAGACCGGTGGGGCAGTCAGCATCGTACCCTTGACGACGATCTGATCCGAGTCTTTGTGATAGATCGAGAACGGAGCATAGATCCCGGTCGCCATTTGTATCGTCAACGTTGCGCTCGGCGAGATCGTCTTGCGGGTGATTGCGGCAAGCACGCTGGCAACGGTGGGAAAACGCGTCGATGGCACATTGATCGTGCAGTTGGATGTTATCGCCGGATTCGGCCGAATGAAAAACGTAGTGCCATCATAGTTGAACTCGACCACGTCTCCCGCGACGATGTCGCCGGGAAGAAGATCGCTGCCGTCTGGTGCCTTTACCGGATGCGGAGGAAGCGCATTGACCTTGAGCGTGGTCACGTCGGTCACGCTGTAGGCGACCTTGACGAGAAGAACCGCTCCTGGGTTCAACACCGTTATTGCCGGACTGAATGGACCTACGATGTTGTTGACAGTGCCGGTATCTACCACATACGGGATGTTGATGTTGACGTAGTTGATCGTGCCGCCGCCGCCAGCACCACCGAAGTTTACGAGTTGCCACGCGGTTCCATCCCAAACCACCTCGATGATCGAGCTAGCTTTGATCTCCGCATTGCCAGGACTCGATCCATCCATCTTTCGGATCGCGGCGGGACCGCCGCCAGCATCAAGGGTCATCGACGTATGGCTTGCGTCAACAAGATTGTCGTGGAGCACGCGAACGCGAAGAGGAAGCCCAACCGTGTAGGATGTGATCGCAGGCACAAACGCGACGACCATGGCGTTGACCGCCCCGGTGTCGTCGGCAAAGTTCATCGCTTGGGATCTGGTCCCCTTGGCCAACTGAAAGAGATCGCTGTCGGCAGGAGTGATGAGGCTGGAATTGATCAGATTAACGATTTCACGCTGCGGAAATTCTATGCTCGCCGCAGGCGGAATAGAACCTTGCTGACCGATCTGCGGGTTCCCATTCACATACCCGGCATTTGGATCAGTTACGCCGAAAGGGGCCTGATATTTCATGGTGTTCCTGCCATTGATCCGCCGAAGAACAAGCTAGAATAATCGTAAACAAGCTGCGTGTGGGCGGGCTTCCAACGATTCAACAAACATTCCAAATCGGACTCGACACCGATGCGCAGATGATGATCAACACCGCATTGACTGACACCGCAGCGAAACCATATGAGAAGCGCCTGTCCGGCATGCGCTGTCCAGTAGAAGCGAATTTCAGGCGGCCCTATTTCCCAGCGGAAATGGATATCATCCTCGCCGTCGAGAAAATTCTCCCGGCGCGTGTCACCAACACGGCTGATGCCAACCATGAATGGGGCATGCTCGGTGATCTTGATGTCATGGCCGACCCAGGCCGCCATCCTTATGAAAAAATCTCGCGATTGCTGTCCGAGAAGCGTCATCTGAAGGATGAGCATTTTGCGACGCTCATCCAGCGTGGTCGCATCCGGATAGCAAGGATCCGGCAGCCCCCAGTTTCTCTCCCAATCCGGCAACAGCTCGACGGTCTTACGCGGATCGCTTTCGGTTTCCAGAAGATCGCCGGCGCGGGCGTCAACTATTTGCGTTGTACCTGCAACGTCGCTCGCCAGCTCTACGCCGGGCGAGCCCCAGATTTGCGCGAGCCCGCGCACCGTGCGCATCAGAACCGAGTCGTCATCGCGCGGCCACGCAAAGCCCCGCGGCAGCAGGTAGCTCAGCGCGTGGGTATAGTCGGCGCCAGAGCGCCGCATATGCCGGTCGCGCGGCAGATCATCCAAGCTCATTGCGGAGCCGGGGCCGGGGCCGGAACAACGGAGTCAACAAAAAAGATGTTTCCCAGAACCGGCATATATCCGGGATAGGGCATCACGACGTGCGGCAGATCGGTCGAGGTGCGGGGAAGCGTCAGGCTCAGGTCAAACGCTGTGATGCCCGAGGCGCTTGCGATCGCAGTGCTGGACCATTCGCGATACCACGTTGTTCCAGGGATGGCCTGGGTGAGAAACGCTTCGACGAGTCGATCCTGCGCACCGGCGTGCGTTGCTGCGGTGTCAGGCTGCAAATTGGAGATATGATGATCTATCGGATAGGCGATCGGGCTCACGACAAAGAAATCTTTGATGGCCACCGGCCTAACAGTCGCAAGATATTCCGTGACCGCCGCGATGTCATCGGCTGTCGGGAAGCCGCCAGCGCTCGCGCGTAGATTGTCCATCATGAAGCGGACCGACACGGTGCCAATGCCCATCTCGTTCGGGTAGCTCCAAGCTCGCGTCACTCCGGGAACGGCCAGTGTCCATTGGACGTAGTCCTTGGCGTCGCCGCCCATCGGGGGTTGCTGAATTCGCAGCAGCACCAGCGCGCGAAGCTGGTCGTCGGTCTCGGGATCGGCGCCGCCGTCAACGCTGACAACGACTGTCTCGCCGTCAACTCCATCGAGCAGCGTGTCAAATGATAGAATATCTCCTGGCGCGCGATTGCTCACCGCGCCACCGTCGAGCGCGCGCACCGGCACCGGCGTCGGCCCGTCGCTCACGAAGGTCTGAGCGGTCACCTCATATTGAACTTGATCCACGCCGCTTGTGAGCGTGGTCGCGTTTGGGATTATCGCTCCAAGCGTGCCGGTCGCGTTGATGGTCCCTTCGGCGAGCGTTGCCTGCTTGCGTCCGATCGTGCCGTTGCTGTTGGTCAACCAGATCTGTCCATGCCGGTCTAGCCATTCAGTCTCGGCGGTATCTGGAAGAAGTTGAAGAGAAAGCCAATTGATGAATTCCAGAACCAACCGCGCCAATCCGGCCATCGCGTCGGACATGACGCGAAGCACGCTGTTCGGAACAAGCATCGCACCGCTCAAAAACGCGGTGACATTGTCCCGAGTCATCTGTCTCACTTGCTTCAAGGTGGGGGTCAGCCATGGCATGGCACACCACTCTTTGCTGGTTTGCCACGATACCACCGTGACCCTTTCCAAATAGAATGCTTCTGGTGATTTGGTTTTTTCCACATTGGACGAAGATTTGATAAAGACCAACACTCTCTAATAGTCGCTATTGCAGTGCGTTCCTCAAATGTAAATGAAGCGATCGGACGATCATGATCCAGAACCCATGCGCTACCGTAATTGTCCCAAGTCATGCCCAGTTCAAACCTTTCCTGAATGTGTACAATTAACTCATTCAGAGAATACCCTAGAAGCGCGAAGGTTGATCGCCCTCCCTTTTGCTTTCGCATGGCTCTGGTAAAACTCGCTCTGAAACGACACCGCATGCGATACATTCCATCGGTTGCGATCCGTTTTCGTATCGCTGGCCTTGCGTACTTTCGATTTCGCTCTCTTATTTTTTCAGGATTAGCTCGCGCCCAACGATTCCAGCTCGCTAGCCGTTGAACGTGCTTTGTCTCAATCTGTCTCTTATCTGTCAGTCGCCGTTTCTCAGGATTGTTTTTGGTCCATTCTTTTGCAATCCTATTATGACATTCTCGGCAGTATTTATTGATGCCACTCTCTTGTCGCTTGTCTCGACCGAAGGCGTCAAGCGGCTTTTCAATCTTGCAGCGAGCGCATGATTTCATGATGACGCGCCGAGTTCTTGCCATAGCCCCTGGAATCGCAGCTCGATCGCCGTCTTCGGTCCGCGATACAAGATGACCTGCACATCGATGCGCGAGTAATTTCCGCCCAGGCTCCGAGAGGCGACGACTTCAACATCGCTGCACAATCGATTGTCGATGAACGGTTGCAGGCATTGCTGCGTGTAATACTCCGCGCGCGCGAGCGTAGAGCCATAGCGATAGTTGATGTCCGTGATCTTGCCGCGGAACAGGAGCCATATCCGCGAGCCGATCGGCCAACCGTCCCAGATCTCCGCCGCGTCTAGATCGCCCCACCATCCGCGCCGATCGTCGTCCGGTGGCAGCCCCGGAAGCTCGTCGTCCACCAACGCGAGACCGTCCGTCGCCAACGCAACGGTCACCGCCGTCGCCAGCTCCTCGGTCTCGTCGAGCATGCCGGCCGGCGTCATC